TGTTACTAGAATTTCAACAGTTTTGCCTCCTCCCGAGAAATTAACATATGGATATCCATCTTCATTAAAACGAGAGACATAACCTCTTGTTCCATTACATAATTTAACACCACAAGTTCCATTTACATCTAGATTTTTTAATAGGATGACATAGGAGTTAGGTCTAAGAATCAAACCCTGTTCGGCGATACAGCCTTTTGCATACACATCAGTAGATTTCCAGTCTTTCATTTCAGGGGTAATTTTCATAATAGGTGCATATACATCTTCAAAATCATCAATCAATCGCTTTATATATCGTATCATCGTATACGTATTTTCTTTATCTTCCAATTTGTTTAGACGATGTAAATTATACTCGCTTGTCTTATTATTTGTCCCATATAATCTAGAAATATTATCTGGAATATCATCTATAATTTTACTATTAATCGTTTTAATCACTGAATCATCCAATTCTCCATATCTTACACTTCTTAATACCTTAATAAATTCTGGATCATTTTCCTGACGGAAATTATGTTGTAATATTATTATATTATCTCGGGTAAAGATTTCTTTCCACACATTACTTTCAAAGCATAATCGTGTGTCTTTGGTGTCTTTGAAGACAGGGGGTAGTTGAAAGAAATCTCCAAATACGATTAATTGAACGCCGCCGAATGGACGATCTACTTTTCGACAGAATCGAGCGACTTTATCAATTTTTTCAAATATTTCAGCAGAGCACATTGATATTTCATCAATAACGAGTGTTTCTACCTGTAGCCATCTTCTTGAGATATATTTTTTAGTAGCAATTTTGTGTAGGATTTTATCAATATCATCTTTTCCAATACCAATTCCAGAGAAACTATGTAACGTGGAGCCGCCGATGGCGACAGCGGCTATTCCAGTTAATGCTGTAATAGCAAATTCTCTAGGCCAAAGATGAATTAGTATTTTTTTAAGAAGAGATGTTTTGCCTGTACCTGCTTCGCCTGTAATAAACAGATTATGACCTACTCTAGCACGATTTATGAATTTTTTATGGTTCATCATTTAAATCCTAAATTATTCTGTTAATTATTTTCAATTTTAAAATTGAATTATCTAGATTTAGGATATAATCAAATAAACAATGGGTATTAAGAATCTACATAAATTTCTCAAGAAAAATTGTCCTGAAGTATATAAAACTCGCTCTATATCTGAATATGCATTTAAAATCATTCCTATTGATATCAGTCTCTATTTATTTAAGTACAAGACGATCTATGGAGAACATTGGATTGATCCATTTATTAAATTGGTAAGTTGTCTTAGGAAAAATGATATACACTCTGTATTTATATATGATAATGGTGCTCCAGAAGAAAAAAACAAGGAAAGAGAACGTCGTAAAGCATCACGTCAACAACTCCAAACACGTATCGATGAACTCGATAAAGACATTGAACAATACTATCATACTAAAACTATATCTGATAAAATGAGAGATATATATAACAAACGACAATCTAAAGTAGTTCGTCTTCTTGCCTCTAAAAACTCGGAAATATTTGATATATCAATCGTAGAAGAAGAATATCACCGTATTAGTAAACAAGTCCCTGATATATCTGAATCTGACTTTGAACTCACAAAAACCTTATTTACGATTCTAGGTGTTCCTTTTATTGTTGCTGATGGAGAAGCCGAGGCCTATTGTTCGTTACTATGTTGGAATGATCTTTCATATGGGGTATTGTCAGAGGATACTGATGTTCTTGCCTATGGAACTAAGAAATTTCTTACTAAACTCAATACAACGTCAGAGACGGTGGTTGAATTACGGATTGATAATATTATATCATCTCTAGATATTACATACGAACAATTTAGAGATTTGTGTATTATGTGTGGGACTGATTACAATACGAATATACCGAGAATAGGTCCTGAGAAAGGATATCGTCTTCTCAAAAAGTATTCTAGTATAGAAGGAATACAACGAGAAACGGATATTGATATTTCTTGTCTTAATCATATACGAGGACGAGAATTGTTTACCCATACGAAGAAAATAACTATACCCATTCCCTATTGTAAGGAAGCGGAATGGAATAAGTTATCCCATTTCTTGTTTAAAAATAATTGTAAGATGAATATAAATTATGTTAAGAGTTGTTTTAGGAGTAAGGAAATTGTATTTGAAGACGAGGAGGTAGAATAATTTTTATATTAAGATTGATAATATAAAAATTCACATGCTTGGGGGGGCAGTTGGATATCCGCCCTGTATATTTGGATAGTATAACTGATTTACATAGCTACTCATAGGTCTTGTTATAGGACTACTCGGTCGAGTATTTTCCTTTTTTTCACATTTTCTCTCGATAAGAGATTTATTCAGAAAGAAAATAATATATTCCTTTGAAAATATATTTACAAAACTCTGAATTTTGGTACACCCCTCGCATAATTTTCTTTTCGACTTCGTATGACATAATACGCAATTTTTCATTTATTATAATATTTTTTTTTTTTTTTAGAATAAAAAAATGAAAATGAATTTACAAAGCAGGCTAAAAAAATCACGTTCTATTTTAAGGCGGTATCCCGATAAAATACCAATAATAATTAATTCCAACACACCAGAAATAAAACTCACAAGTACCAATTTTATTATACCTGATAATATGACTATGTTAATGTTCGTTTGTTATATCCGTAAAAATATAACTCTCAATCAAAATCAAAGTATTTACATATTTACAGAGAAAAATACCCTTATTCCTTGTTCATATTCATTAAATCGTGTATATAATGAATACAAAAATCAAGATGGATATTTGTATCTGACACTTACACTCGAGGAAACGTTTGGATAATTTTGAAAATAAATCTATTTTTACCGGATAAATTATACAAATATGTCTGAATGTAGTATATGCCTGGAAGAGATGAATAGTGATATGTTAACGACGCGATGTCTTCATAAATTTCATAAGACATGTCTTGATCAAAGCATCAGATTTTCGGTTAACTGTCCATTATGCAGGAGTGATATATCTGATATATATCCTGGAATAGTGTCAAATGTTAGGGTGGAGTCGAGGGTGATAGAATTGATTGGTATTTTAGAGAACCTGTCGAGGCAATACCAACTAAATGAATTTAAAAATGTAGTTAGACAGATACTTATATCTGATTTGTTGGATGATACGGAAGAGACATATCAACAGATTATCAATAAAATCAAATCAGTCGAGGAGTATATTATAGTTATCAGTTTAAATTCACCAAGAATATAATAATATACTTATCATATTTATATTAAAAAGAAGTTTTAATAATATAAATATGGCAAAAACCGATGATAAAAAGAAATTACCACCTCTAATTATTTTTAAACGCAAACGTCGCCGTAAAAAGAACAAACGAAAATTCCTACTAGCTCCTAAAATAAACAATCTAGAATCCCTCATCGAAATAGCTAGAAGTAATATCCCCTATTCCAATATTGATATTCGACGTCTCTGGAACGCTCTACCCAATCTAGAACGTCTCAACGCTATTATTGGTATGAGTAGTCTTAAACAAACCGTATTTCTCCAGATCGTATACTATCTTAAATTACTACACAAAAAAGGTAACGAAGAATATCTACATACGATTCTTATTGGAAGTCCCGGTTGTGGTAAGACAATGGTCGCAGAAATCATCGGTAATATATACAAGGATCTTGGGATTCTATCTGATAAAGGGGTATTTAAAATTGCTAGACGAGAAGATTTTATAGGGCAATATGTAGGACACTCCGAACATAAAACTATGGAACTTCTAAATTCCTGCAAAGGTGGTGTATTATTTATAGATGAAGCCTATGCTCTTGGTATGAGCGATACCTTCTCAAAATCTATTATAAATATACTAAATTCATTTCTATCTGAAAATAAGAATAATTTTTGTTGTATATTAGCAGGATATGAAGACGATCTAAATCGTTGTTTTTTCGAGAAGAATTCAGGTCTTAGGAGTCGTTTTCAATGGACTCACCGAATCGATAGTTACGATGAAGCCGATCTATCTCGTATATTCATCAAGAAGATAAGTGATATCGAGTGGCATTGTGAATTATCTGCACCAGAAATTCAGCATGTCATCGAGGAAAATAAAGACTTATTCACATCCTATGGTAGAGATATCGAGAATTTGGTAACAAAATGTAAAATATCTCATGGTAAACGTATATTTCATCTAGACGATAAACATAGTTTTATAATTACATTAGAGGATATGAATAACGCCATCGCACTCATACGAGAACACAATATAACTACAACTGCAACACAACACTTATCAATGTATTCTTGATTAATAATTTTTAATAGTAAATTATTAATCCAATAGTGGAATTGTAGATACGACTTCTGCATTTTCATATCCTGGTGGCATCGCTACACCACCACAATATGGTTGTATATCTGCAATACTAGGAATACCACCAAAATGACCAGTGATTTTAGATATATCATCTACTGGAATGGGACCACAATAGTTCTCATTCTTTTCATAATAAACATATATTAAGTATCCAATAATAAATAAAAGTAGAACTATATAGAGTATTACCATAACATTCTTAATGGATTTCATTTTATATTATCTAAACATTATAATTTTTGTAGTTCTTTTTCAATATATGTCGGTATGTCAATTATATTCACATTATAAGGTATGTATATCATATGAATACCCTTCTCATTGCAAAATTTCTTCTTGGCTTCTAGACAAATCGCATTACAAATACAAGCCAATTTCATCTCATCATTATACAGTTCTATAATAGCCGTCTCGGTTACACTCAATTGTGTAAATACCTTAGAATATTTATTCTGTAAATAATCCTTTGCATTTATTATCTTTGGACTATGCGCACCACTTTGTGAAAACGATGAAGTCGCCTTAAAATTATTCATACTACTGAATGACTTAAAATTTGTTTTTGTCGGCTGTTGTGATATTGTCTTATTAGAAAACCTACTAAATGTATTTACCTTAGTCGGACTTGTCAGCTTATTTGCAGTAAATGTATTCATCTTAGTCGGACTTGTCGGCTTATTTGCAGTAAATGTATTCATCTTAGTCGGACTTGTCGGCTTATTTGCAGTAAATGTATTCATCGGACTTGTCGTCTTATTTGCAGCAAATGTATTCATCGGACTTGTCGGTAGTTTATTAGAAAAACTACTAAATGTATTCATCTTCGTCGGCATCGTCGTCATTGTCGGCTTATTTGCAGTAAATGACGACGTAAAACCCGTCTTTGGCATTGTAGCCGTATTGTTCATAGTAAAGTTATTGGTAGGTGATATCGACGGCTTGTTATAGGTAAATTTATTACTGAAACCCGTCGTGTTATTGATTGGCTTGTCTACATATTTCTGAAATGTCTCAAATTTCTTGACTGAGGGTTGAATATTATCGGGAAGTGGTGTCTTAAACAAGTTGTTAGAAATTTGTTTTTGAGTTACAGGAACATCTTTCTGATCATATATATCTTGACAATCCGGAGCAAGCATAAAACTTCCATTCACCAAATCCTCTGTTGTTATATTTCTAATAAAAGAATTACTCACTAATAATCCCGATTCCAATAACATTTTAAAATATTGATCCTTTACACACTTTGGAAAGTGTACATTATATGCCTTTACTACAGCATTAAACATATGTTGTTCATAGGTTATATTAAAACGATCAATCAGATATAGGATATAGTCGCTAATTGTTTTGAAATGGTCGAGAGTTAAATCATTACCTCGAATTTCTGTAAGACGAAATTCGCCATCAAGGCAATGTAAGATAGCATATCCAATAGGTGGTGGTAATTTAGAGAAATCATACACAAAATCAAGTGAATCTGGATAATTTTTAAACAAGGTATTCTCATATATAAGAATGATACAATCTCTTGGGGTTTTTATACTCCATTCGTCATCTTCATCTCCAAACGAGATATTAAAATGTTTAAAATAGCGTTGTTCAGCTATGTCTAATGACATATTGTATATAGAATCTCTAGAGTATACTAGAATATTCTTGTATGACCATACGAATTGACTCATAAGATCATGCATTATGTTGACAGAAGTTGTATGTGACATCATATTTGGTTCTAAATTGTAGAATGATTTAAAAATATAATTCAAAATTATTAAATGCCGTGTGTTAGATGTTGGAAAAAACTAGATGATTTACAGATCGCTATCTTCTGTCCTTCTTGCACTCAACAACCAAAGTGCCCTGTATGTAAACATCTCTTAACTCGAGATAAAATTATACCAGCAAAAGTATGTTTTGGATGTTCAAATAAAACCTTTCTTGATTGTGTAGGTTGTGGTAGTTATGTTAAAAAACGGGAAGAGAAGCCCGCCTATTGCTGTAATAAATGTGGTAAGTAATCTTTTTTTAATTCTATAATAAATGAGTTATGAATTATCTGCAGATATTGCATATGATATTCCCGATCATAATCTAGACTTAACACCTATGAATACAAGTTTGGATAGTGGTGTGTTTGAAGGTTGTATTGGAGAATATAGAGATGGTGTATATAAACGTATTAATCCGGTTGATAACTATAAGTGTTGTAATGATTCTTGTGATAAGTTCTATATATCAGAAGATAATCAGAAGATATGTAAATTAGCATGTTTAAAATATCTTGTGAATGACCAGATAAATAATACGAATTTCGCAGATTGTATTGAACAAATTTGCGACAAAAATGATACCGATGTAGTTCCATATACAGATGTATTTGTAAATGATCTAGAGTATATTCAAAATAGCATTAACTCAGATCCTACAGTTAATTGTATCAAAAACAAGAACCAACAACAGTTTACTGATTGTTTTAAACGAACTTGTCATAGTCAACGGTGCGTTGATAATAGTATGGATCTCTACAACTTTCTATCAGGGAAAGATACAGTAGAACATTACACCCAAGATTACTCTTCTCAGATGGGAAATAGTAATATTATTATTTTAATATTACTATTTATTTTCATCATTATTATCTCGATATCCCTTTCAGTCATTGTGTATCATCGTAAATGATAGATAAATAAATTTCTAGATAAATCACCAGATAAGAAGTGGATCCTAGTTGTATGTTGTATCATCGGTATCTTTGTGAGTTGATTGCAATGTAGATACACATCTTCTAGAGTATTAGGTAATACTGGTAATCGTCTAATTAAATTATTATTACAAGTCAATTCTTCTAGACCATAATTCAGTCTATGTATTTTTCTAATCATATTATAACTACAATTCAATATAATTAGATTAAATGTATTGGGATTATATATTTCAATAATACGATTATTGTTACAAATCAACGTTTTTAATGAATTCGATAGTATGGGTAATCGAACTATCATATTATGACAACAATCCAATATCTTTAATCCTGTATTTAGTATTGGTAATTGTTTCAATAGATTATGATCGCAATAAATCTCACATAATCGTTTAGGTAATCTCGGTAGAATCTTCAAATAATTTTTAGACACTACAATCGTTTTTAAACGACACGTAAATCTAATGATTCGTGTAATCTTGTTGTTACTACAATCTAGATATTCAATATTTTTTCCTAATCTTAATATATTTATCTTGTTATCATAACAATATAAATCCCTTAAATTATCCATAATCGGTAGTTGTGTAATACTATTCTTTTCACAATGCAATATCGTTAACTTCTTACAATTATTTAATTCTTCTGGTATCTCAGTAAGACGATTTTTTTCTACATTTAATACTTCTAAATTAGTTAATCGCTCTATATATTTAGGCAATCGTCTTATGTTATTCCAAGACAAATTCAATACCTTAAGATTCGCGAGATTGCATATCTCAATCGGTATACTCTCTATGTTTAAACGAGATAAATCCAGTCTATTTATCCTAGAAGCATATGCATTACCAATACTATACAATGTTATCCCATGATATCTTAAATAACCTACCTTGTAATAATCCCGTTTACAATTTATATTGTAAAGTTGGTGATAATGTGATAACAATTTCCATACCACATCCGTCATATATATACTATACAAACATTTACAAACTGTTTCTAGATTGATTATTTCAAAATAATCTAGAAACTTCATAATATTTTCTACTATTTCAATGGGTAATATATCCAGCATTATTATATAATTATCTTATATTCTTCAGTAGATAAATCAAAATTACCACTATACTCATCGTAATCTCTAGATATTTTAGCTTCTACATCTGGATTCGAAGGATCATAATCCCAATCAAATAACGTATCCTGCATTATAAATTTAATACGAATATATACTCTCATACTATCATACTTACAAAAATCATAAAGTTCAGAATAAAACTTACCTGCAAATGTCTTACCTCTTGCTATTCTCATAATGTCATCGATATAATGTCTATCATACTCTGGTAAAAATGTAGTAAAACGATTTCTTAGTAATATTGTAAAATTTTTGTGACTTGGAATATTCATAGTTTATATATTTTTACAGTAATTTTATCTATTTTTCAATTTTATTTTAAACTGAAAAATTCTAATTATACACTCCATAATTAGAATTTATTGAACAAGTGTTTTAAATGTATCTGGTTCTATGCGGTTAAAAGTAATTTATTTATTTATTCTTCATACCAACGAATTGTTACTACGAAATGTTGAGTACCAAGTCCCATTTCTAATTCAATACCATTATCAGGAGGTAATATAATCATATCTTCTAAAAAGTCTCTTCTTAAACGTGAACCATATAATGACATAACCGAAGCATCAATAATAGTAGGAGTTGCACTATTCGTAAATGCTCCACTGTTATATTTAATACCTACTACTGAACTAGTATTAGAAGACCCTCTATTTAAATTTACAGGAGTAACTGCTGCTCCACCTCCAAATGGATTAGTCGCATTACTAAAAACCTCTATTTTTACGTTATAAAAATCATTAGTACTAAAATTTGACACTAACACTTGTATATTATATACATACATCGTGGTTGAACCACCATTCCACAATCCAAAAATCTTAGCAAAACCACCTGAAGGTGTCGGTGCAATCCATTCTGTAGTTGCAATATAGCATTTTCCACTTCTATTTTTGTTTGGAATGCCAGTCATTCCATTTAGGATATAATCATTACCTGTTGTTTGGAGTACTGCTGTTGATTGGTCAGTATCTATAGCAGTAAGTGTTGTATTCATAGTGCCTTGATTTGCTATTTGTGTAAGTTGATTTGCGGCTGTCGCATCTCCTCCACCACCACCACCACTTGTTACATTCACATCTAATGATCCACTCGTTGAACCGATACCATTACCAAAGGCATCTAACATTTCTAGACTGTTTAGCATGATTATTATAAACAGAACTCATTTATTATAAATAAATTTTATTTATAATAATTAGAATTTATTGAACAAGTGTTTTAAATGTATCTGGTTCTATACGGTTAAAATATTCAGTATACATTATTGACTGGTAGGGAGACTTATTTATTGACACTATTGCATCATGAAATGGTGTATCATTATTTTCATAGAATACTTGAGGTGGATCTTGACTATCGTGCATCATAATACTTATTAGTTTGAGCTTATATAACTCAGAGTCAATATACGATGTTGCGTTAAATGTATTACTCCAAGTACCCCATATACTATTATACAGCCATACATTCCTTAATTGTTTGTTAAATATAGAATGTTTAATAATATCATAGCATTTTATATGTGTCTTATGTGGATCAGCATCCTGACATACAAATATATGATCGGGATTGTAAGAGGCTAACAATTCTGATATCATATTATAGTCTATATCTGTTATTTTTTTTGTTTTATAGAAAGGAAGTTCTAAAAACTCGATATTACTCTTATTATATCCTAATACCTTTAGAGCTAATATTGTTTCTAATGGTCTGGGATTATAAGTATATTTACTCTTATCAAATCCATTACCACCGTCTGTCATATACACAACCTTCACATTTTCTATATTTAACTTTTGCATTGTCCCTCCTAATCCTATAACATCGTCGTCTGGATGTGGACTAAATATAATTATCTTGTCATTACTTGATATATATTTATCTATAGCATCGATGTTAGGCTTTCCCATTACATCTGTAATTCTTTGCAAATTATCATAGTATTTTATGGTTTTAAAAGTAAGTTGTTCAGTTGATTCTCTATCACATACGATCATTACGTTTTTATGCAACTGTAATGATGATACAGTATGTGTATGCGATAGTGGTCCCTCTATACACATCTTTAAGGCATTAGATTTATGAATTCCATTCGCAATAAGAACGACTTCATCCGCATCTAGAATTGTTGATAAACCAACTGTTAATACTAATGTAGGTACTACTGTATTTGTAAAGAATTTAGAATTATAATTTATAGTCTCAGAACATAATGTCTTGATACGAGTTTTAGACGCAAACGATGAACCAGGTTCGTTAAATGCTAAATGTCCATCGGTTCCAATACCCGCAATAAATAAATTTATACCACCTAATCGTTCAATTTTCTTCTCGTAATCAGTACATTCCCTTTCTAAATCTTCAGCACACCCATCTAGAAGATTAATATTTTCCTCTTGAATATTTATATGACTAAATAGATGATGCCACATAAAATAACTATAGCTTGATACATCATCTCTAGATAATCCTACATATTCATCCATATTAAAAGTCACAACATTTTCAAAACTAATTTCACCACGTTTATAGTAATGAACGAGACGTTTATATACACCTATGGGACTACTACCAGTTGGTAATCCAAGTACAAATGGACGTGTTTTTGTGGGATTATAAGTTATGATTCGATGTTTAACATATCTAGCGACTAATTCAGATAAACTATCATAATTGTTTTGAATATACACTCGCATTTATTATGATAGTCTAATTATTTAAACTAATTCCATTATTTTATCATAATATTCTTTCCGGGTTTCACAACCCATAAATTTCCTATTTGTATTCTTGGAAGCAATTGCTGTTGTACCTGCGCCTAAGAATGTATCCAATACAGTATCCCCTTCATTACTATGTTTTGTAATAAGTTCTTTAAACAATAGCAATGATTTCTGCGTTGGATGAAATTTATTCTTACCCCCTTGTATTGGATGATGGTAGATTGCATTATCATAAGAACTATTAAATGTTGGTTTACCTCCTTTAACACCTAGAAGAGCTATTTCTCTACAGTTTGTTAAGTAATTTGTATTTGAATTTAATGGTTGTGGATTTGTTTTTACCCATTCTATAAATCGTATTTGTTTAAACTTATATCGTTCCATTATCTCCTTTAGAGGAGTAATTTTCCATATATCAAAGAATATAATAAGCGTTCCCCCTTTTCGAAGCTTTTTGTAGTATTGCTTAATAAAATCATCTAACTGATTCATAGTGAATGATGTATCCCAGTCTCCATACTCCGTCTGAACACTATATTTTGAACCATAAATAGAACCAAATTTCATATAATTATTTTTCATAGTCTCTTCTGACATATTCTTTTTACCTACATATCTCATCCTGACCTTCTCCCAGTCAACCTCTGTTTTGAAATATTCGATTCCCTTTTTCTTGGTTATTTGTATCTGCTTGTATAAATTTCCCATACCAGTCTCGGTAGATGTAATATATGGAGGATCTGTTAATATTAGATCGATTGAATTGTCCTTAATAGTCTCTAAGTACTCGATTCCATCCTTGTGTTGAATATCCATTGTATATTTTCTTTATCTACTTGCTCATTTAGATTTATTTCAATTTTATATTTGTATTACATAAAATTGAAATAATTATCCTTACGCTTGTATTTAACAACAATAAATTATGAATAAAATCATACTAAAAAAAATATTTAACAAGAAACAGGGCATTAATCTCTTAAAATATAAACGAAACGATTTGTTTGGAAAGCCAACTACAAGAACTAAGAAAGCACGTTATATGGGCACAGATGTATACGAAGATTTATTATTAATTCCGATAAATGACATGCTTGAATATACTAGAGATTACAGTATAAACAATCCCGATGGAAAATATTATTATATTCATAATAATTTAGAATATGTTGTTTCTACGATAAAATCCACGATGGTTTCAAAAAACAAATCACCTTGCCATCCTGAAAATTTCTCAGAATCAATCGTTAAACCTAGAGCACGCGAATATATTAAAAATACCTACAGAGAATGCGTATCACAATATGTAGAAAGATTATTACTAGAACCATTAATTCTTCATATGAAAGAACGAATAAACCAACAATTAAAGGCTGACTATAGTGAATATTTAATACTTAAAAGCTGCGATAACATAATACCAACTCTAAAACATAGCAAAGGAGATGATATGTACCTTGTCAATAATAATAGAATTGAAAGCTTAAATATAAAAACAACCCGTAATATATGGGGTATAAATAATCCAAAGGATGCTATACGAGAATTATACGAAAAACAAGGCGAAAATCGTTTCGAGTACAGCCCTAGACTATATATATATTTATCAGATAAAACGGATATTAACCGAGATGAAATTACACGTCAACTCTTGCAAACTTATGATATTGAATTTACCTACAAAAAACAAAACTATAAAGTGTCTGGTTGTAGATTGGTAATCATCTAGATTAATTTTGAAAATTAGACTATAATTCTATAATAAATAACCACAACGATGATCAAGAAATTCAATATCGAATTAAGTCCAGAATATATGAATAATAGTATCCGCGATACACTCCTCTCAAAACTTCAAGATAAATATGTTAACAAGACCTGTAAAGATGGATATATTACACGGTTAAATTCGATTATATCAATAGATGATTCTTATATCAACGATAATACTTATTTTCTTATTTTCGTAGTGTCTTGTGATGTTGATATATTTACACCTGAGGTAGATTTAGAATTGGACTGTACTGTTCATCTTGTTATAAATCACGGTATAATTGCATATTCGAATATTGTAGAATCACTATCTATATTTATACCGATATCTAACCTAGGAGGCATGGGGTTTAAAGGGGATATGTTTACAAGTGATACAATGTCTATAAGACGTGATGACGATATTCGTGTCAAGATTACAAGTATTAAATATGAAAAAAAGAATTATAAATGTATTGCTACAATATAAACAAAGATGTCTCTATCCAGTAAAAAGGTTGTTGAACTCCGAGAAATTGCGAAATCCCGTGGAATACGAGGTTATAGCAAACTTAGAAAGGGTGAATTAATTAAGTTATTGGATGATAAACAATCTAAATCCCCTAAACCTAAATCTAAAAAACACAGTCAGAGTAAAGATGCTAAAGATGCTAAAGATGCTAAAGATGCTAAATATGCTGTTAGTATTATATTTAGAATACCTACCCGGTACGATAATCGAATTGTGTATATAATGAAGGATAAAAATCGTGTCTTATGTAAATCAGAGATACACGATTGGTTAGTAGGAAAGATACAGGGAGTTGTAGATAAGATATCAGAGGAATTTGAAGATGAATTAGATAAGGATTATGATGGATTTCTAAATCTTCATTTTCCATATAATAGAGAAAAAAGTATTGGAGCTATGAGTGTTGTTATTTTTGATATTAAACATAGTGAATTTCTAGATAGAAAGAGAGTAGACGAAATAGCAAATATATAGACAGTAATCATTACCACAATTTGATCGCAAATTGATCGCAAATTAATTTTGATTTTATTAATAAGGGTATTAATAAAATAACAATGGGCAATGAGAAAAATTTCTATTATAAACGAAATGAATGTGAACATCACAACTACAACAAGCACAACACCAATCCAAGATATAAAAATTTCAACCAAACTCATTTCACAGCTGGTGATCCCGAACAATTCTCGCGATTAACTCGAGACGATCGTGTCAACTGTCTAAATACAGTAGATATCCCCGAATCTAAATTTTGGACTAAACCCATATCCTTTTGGAATGGATATCACAACATTAATAGTGAAACATATAAAAACACCTTTAACTATATTTTTTATAAATTCAAGAAAGGTGTATTTATACGTATCAGAAATAATCGTCTTGAAACTTTTCTTCCGTTCAGCAATGCCGCATTCACTAATGAATGGTCTAACCGCGTCAAAATAGATAAACAGTTTAAAACAATTGACAATCTGTTAAGATATACCCAAGAAAAAGAAGGTAGACGATTTAATCCAAAACGAGTTAATCGTAATATGAGCATGTGGTATGCTAATAATTGTCTTGTAAGATACGAATTTCCTATCACAGAAGGAGATTCTGGAACCGTCCAGATAAAAGATATGTTCGATACACTATGCAAAACACGTAAAGTCCAGGATATGGAATTTTTTGTTAATCGTAGAGACTTTCCCATCATTACTCACAATAAAACCGAAGCCTATGATCATATCTTTGGAAAGAATACACACCTTGTTTCTCACAACTATAAAAAATATTCCCCTATTCTTAGTATGGTAACCAGAGAAGATTATGCCGATATAGCCATCCCCACCTGGGAAGATTGGGCTCGCGTCTCATCTATCCAAGACGGCAAATTCTTCCCAAAAGCTTGCAAAGACTTTAGAGATAAATTTATATTGAATTGGGATAAAAAAAAGAGCATCGCCGTTTTTCGCGGCGGCTCAACCGGCTGTGGTATTAATTCTAGCAATAATATGAGAATAAAAGTCGGCGAAATATCTTCCACATACCCCAAATACAAAGGAAAGTTAATACTCGACGCCGGTATTACATCTTGGAATATGCGCCCCAGAATCCTAACCACAAAAGACGGCAAAACTATTATGACCACCATTAAAAATCCAAATGATAATCATAAAGTAGGATTCCTTTCCCCTGTTCAACAGAGTGAATATCGATACATTATCAATATCGATGGACATACGTCAGCTTATCGTCTATCGTATGAAATGGGAATGGGGAGTTGTATTCTATTGGTTGATAGTAAATACAAAATGTGGTTTCGCGATTATTTAGTTCCTTATCAACACTATGTTCCAGTCAAGAAGGACTTGAGTGATTTAGTAGAAAAAATAGAGTGGTGTATTGATCACGATGATGAGTGTAAACAGATTGCCCAAAATACTCTAGAATTCTACAAACAATATTTAAATAAAGACGGAGTTTTAGACTATTTAGAGGGATTATTACATAAACTAAACGATTACACGGGACAGTATTTAAATATACTTGATCCTCTGTATTATTCGTTAGAAATAGAGAAACGATTTCTAGAGGTTGTACATCCTATTTCTAATTATAAACTTCGCAACGGAGTGAATCGTGTTTTGGATATACCTGTTAATTACAGTATTTTAGAGGGGATATCAAGAACGATTCAGAGGAATGATTATGATATTGTATTAGAAAAGAGATTATTCAGTAATAATAAGGTAGATGTATTTGTTCATGATTTTCTTAACAAGAAGGAACTATTTTCCATCAAAGTATTAAAAAATAAGGAATATGCGAACGAGTTTGCCCACGAGGCATTTGTCGGAATGAGTAGTATAAACAAGATATATAGGAAATGCCCAGTATTTATGTATACTTTCTTGTATAGAGATAATAAACTATTTACAGAACTAATTAATGGTATACAGATGGGAAACTGGATTGAGAGCGAACGATTTTCCGTTGATAAGTATATCGATATTCTAACGGAAATTAGCAATGCTCTAACAATTGCACAAGAACATTGCCGATTTGTACATTATGATCTATTCCCTTGGAATATTATTATTGAGAAAAATGATCGACCCAGAATTATTGATTACGGTAAATCCAGTATTATTTATAAAAATCGATACCATTATCTCATCAAACCCTATAAAACAAATAATATTATTGATGTCATTAGTCTACTAGTCACAAGTCTACATCTAATTACAACTAAACGAACACTTACAACAAATGAATCCGAGAAAATTATAAATATTGCGAATTTCCTCTCAGGAAAATATGCTCCTCGTTTTACATCAATACAAGACATAAGACAATTCACTTATATCGCCAAGAAGTATAATAACTTACTTACTTCTAATAAGGGACATTTATCTGAATTATCATCTCGAGATTTTGTAATTTGGTTAAAACGAGATACCGAATACATCATCTATGAGACCGGAAATCCACGATTTGTATCAGATTATATACTCGCAAAAACTGACGACGAAAGATATATGTCATTTCTAGAGGTATTCTATCGATTTAACACGAGCACATTACCCCAACCCATCAATTTATTATCTTTATGTTATGTATTTCAAGAATTGGTAAATAGCTTATATTGGGTTTATAGCCTAATGATGAAAGACGAAAAAATATCTGAGTTGTGGGAGAATGCAAGTAAGTTATTGTATCGCGTCTATGTAGAAAATATAAGGGAATTTAAACCAAGTGAATATCTACAAGATCCACTCCCAAGACTACCCGATGATTTGTATTCAAATGGAGTATTTGCGGACAATACCGAATTATTAAGACTACGAGAGACGTATCCAGAATTAATGAGAAAATATACTATAGATTTTGTAGAGGTAAAGGATATCGTATCTCAAGTAATGAATGGAGATGTAATGAGTTCTCCTAATAAAGATTATTATCGATTTCATTTATCTAAACTACAGAATGTCAAGTATATGGATAGTATTGCTTTCGTGGGTAGTTTTAATATAGGATTACAGAGTATAGCTAGAAATCTAGAAATTATTGAAAAGAAACACTGCGATCCAAATATAAGAGATGAATATCTACGTATATTAGCATAATCCTAATCTTAATTTCTAATAATTAATTAATTATTAGAAATTTATTGCCCAGTCATAAGACGTTGGTGTAGATTCATACACAACTCATTTACACGATTAAAGTCGTTCTGAAATGATGATTGCAAACGACCATCGGCATATATAAAAAAGGTTGGCACAGCCGTAACTTTATCTATATGCGGAGAGTTTTCGTTTTCTATAGTATCATTCACAAATACCATATAGGGACAATTACTACAGGCAAGAGCGAGTTTTTCATACATAGGTTTTATCTTTTTACAGGGTTCACACCAAGATGCCCATACATCAACTATAACAACACGATATTTCTGTAATAATTGACGAAGATGTTCTTCATTCTGTAGAGGTATAGATACTTGTTGGACTTGTTCCGTTTCTTTAGGATCCTTTATATCAGAGATTTTACGATAAGATGCTTCACGTTGACTCATGTTTTATTTATTAATAGTTTATATTTTAAATATAAATAATGCAATCCAAGCAAAAATATAGTATACTCACGTATAATTCTGATAATGTATTGGAAACGACAGGAAAGTATATTGTTTCTAACACAATTGAACGCGCCGCTAAAAAAGCATATCGACAATCTAAAAAAAGTCTAGAAATAGTATTGATGGATAGTTCAGGCGAAGTATATCACTTCAATACGGCTAATTTTAGTTTTCATAACAAGGAGGCGCTGATAAGGAAGAAATCTCAAAAATCGGAGTTTCTGAAAGAAGACGATGATTTGATTTAGGCTGCAATGGTAATTTTTGAGGTGTTATTTTAGTTGAACTATGAACGAGAATACAAGCTAGGAACAGTTGAGAAAATTCCCATTCTCTAGATATAATACTAATGATTAAATTTAAAATAAAGAAACGAGTTATGGGATCTTGTAAACTAAATTTATTGAATATGATACCATATGGTATTAGTAATACAGATATGATAAATGTAGTCAAGAATAATTCATCTAAAATCATTTTTTTAATTATAGATTTATTATTTTAATATAATAATAAATGGCTAAATCTAAATCAAAGAAAAATAATAATCGAACTCGTAATATTATCCTTATTGTTCTTGCAGTTATTATTGTTCTCGTTATATTGTGGTTATTTGCTGTCCCTCACTATATATGTGATGCAAATACCAATTGTAAATGGGGTTTCTGGGGTAAATACTACTCTAGTGATTGCAATGGAACTTGCGGTGGGTTAGAAGTCGCTGCTCCTCAAGATACAAATGTCCCGCATTATTGTGCTCAAATTACAACTGAACAAGGTGATGTAATTACATGCGTTCCTGCACATTTAAATGAAAACAATGAATATGTAAATTCAATTGGTACTAAAGATGGATTATACTCAAATTATGCAAATTGTGTAGACGCTGTTAATAATAATCATTCTGGTTGCCAGCGAGTCGAATACTCAGATCTTGGTATAACATATAATGTTGTCCCTCTATATTACACAGGATATGGTTGTCAAAATGAATATTGTCTTGGATATCCATCATATGGTTGTAATTTTTGTCATACACATCCTCCCGTGACAAGTCCTCCCGTTACAACTCCCCCGGTGACAATTCCTCCTGTGACAATTCCTCCTGTGACAACTCCTCCTGTTGCACCATTGACAATTCCTCCTATTGCACCATTGACAATTCCTCCTATTGCACCAAAGAGTGAATTAACAATTGCACCATTGACAATCGCACCAAAGATTCTAGCATCCGTAACAATGCCGCCAAAGATTCAAGCTCCAATTACCAGTGCACCAAAGTTTCTAGCACCCGTAACAATTCCTCCAAAGTTTCTAGCACCCGTAACAATGCCTCCGAAGATTCAAGCTCCGAGGATCCAAGCTCCGAAGATCCAAGCACCGAAGATCCAAGCGCCGAAGATCCAAGCACCGAAGATCCAAGCGCCGAAGATCCAAGCACCGAGGATCCAAGCGCCAAAGATCCAAGCACCGAGGATCCAGCGACCAGTAGTAGCGCCAAGTGCAGGTAAACAAACAGGAAGTATTCGAGACCTACCTATTATGGGTGGATCAGGACTTGGAAGTAATGTGAGAAATCAACGTATTGGACCAAAAGCAGGGGGTATGATTAGATAAAATTGAAATATACATACCATTATCTCTTATCATCAAATATGAAGAGCATTATATTTGATGATGTCATTATAGAATTAGGCGAAAATGCGAGGGAAAATTGGAGTTTAATAGATAATTCAGAAGGAGATTGGACATGGATGCATCTTAATTCTTTCCCATCAGGACATATATCGATACATACGAGTTGTCCGACACAAGATATGATTAGACAAGCAAAAGAAATGTGTTTATCAGGGACAAAATATATAAATATGAAAAATGTAAAATTCTGTATGACATCATTTTCAAATCTAACTAAAGGAGATAAAATAGGAGAAGTTGAATTTAAAAGATTAAGAAAAGTAATCGTATTATAAAATGGAACAAAATACAGAGATTCATAAGAAGCTAGATATGATTATTGAGATATTATCAAAAAAGGAAATAAGTATGTATACACGGTTAACAGATATAATAAATCATGTATACAATGTGTTAGAAGTGATGTTACATTCAGTTATGTATTAATATAATTAATTGAATTTTCTAAATATAATATATATTTAGAAAAAATGGATAATTCAAACGCTACAAACGCTCAAAATACTCATACATTTTCTTTCTTTGTTGGAGATAAAATACCCTCTGACATTGCAGAAAAGGATAATCGTATGTAGACTCTACTATGAATTTTTTAAACGATTTTATACCATACCTTAAACCTAACTTTAATCCACAATATAATCCTAATATTAATATACCTAAAACTTTTGAAATTTGTAATCAAAAATCAGAAGTAGAACTTGATAACCAAATTTACTTTACAGACAAATAAAATTAATTTTGTATTTTAATTATAACTTATAGTATTCAGTGATTAATAATATAAATAATGGACTGCACTATTGATATATCTGTTGATAATAATAGTTTATCTATATTAGGATTAAATCATCCACCACTTGATTGCTGTTCTAGTGTATCAGTAGAAGAAG